GGGGTATCAGAGCGCACCCAGGGTTTGGACGAGCGGCAGATGAACCCGAACCAGGCCGCGTCGGCGGTGAACCAGATCATGACCGCGGCGCAGCAGCGCATTGAACTGATCGCCCGAGTCTTTGCAGAGACCGGACTCACAGACCTGTTCCGCCTGATGCACCGGATCGTCCTGCAGAAGCAGAAATCGACTGAAGTATTTAACCTCCGCGGGAGTTTCGTGGAGGTCAATCCGTCGGAGTGGCACAACCGCTACGACACCAGCGTCGTGGTGGGTCTCGGGAACGGCTCCCGAGAGTCGGAGATGATGCACCTCAACATGATTTTTCAGAACCAGATGGCGCTGTCTCAGAATCCGAATCTGGCGACCCTGGTACAGCCGCAGAACGTCTTCTCTGTGCTCGAGGATCAGGTTCGGGTGGTCAACAAGGCCTCCCTCGGTCGGTACTTCACCGACCCATCCTCACCCCAGGCTCAGCAGGCGGCTCAACAGGCCCAGATGCAGCAGGCGCAGATGCAGCAGATGCAGCAGCAGATGCAGCAGTTCCAGATGGACCTCATGCAGCGGAATCAGGCGGTGCAGGAGCGCGACGTCGAGATCCAACAGCTGAAAGTGCAGCTGCAGGACGCGCAGAAGCAGCGCGACCTCGATCGCCGCGAGGCCGAACTGGCAGAGCAGCGTCAGCAACATGACGAGGAGATGGACTACGACTACACTGAGCTCTCGGTAAAGGCACGGGAGAGTGACGGTGAGTGAGGACAGCTTTGAGGCGCGAGAGCGCCGCATCACCCTGGGTCGTCAGGCAAAGGACGTCCTTGAGAACCCGGCCTACAAGGAGGCGGTGGAGTTCGTGATGCAGGACATCTGGGCACAGTTCCAGGCCACTGAGGCCAACGACACGGAGACCAGAGAGAAGCTCTGGATGGTGTCGAGGAACACCCGCGCCATCCACAACCGGCTGACCGGGCTGGTGTCCCAGGGATCCACGGACGAAGCCTTCAAGGCCGACGAACTGAAACGCGAACGAAAGGACAACTGATTATGGCTGATGAGAACACGGCGCCCACGGGCCCACTCTCGGACGATCAAGCCGTAGGCTCCCTTCTGGGAGAACTTCCCTCTGACACCCAGGACCCCGGCACCGGGACACCCAAGGGCGAAGAGGTCACTGACGCCGAGGGCGGCGACAAGCCCCAGGACGCGCAGTCACAGGCTGCACAGCGTCCGCCCGTAGACGACCCGGCAGAACAACTGCTCGAGTCGCAGGAATCCGACTCCGAGGAGTCTGAGGAGGACGAGCCCGACGGGGACGAATCCAAGGACGACGAGGGCAAGGACGAGAGCGACGAGGCTGACTCTGACGAGCATTCCGATGACGAGGAAGAAGGCGACGCCGACGAGGAAACCGCGGTCCTGTTCCACATGGAAGACGGGACCCCGGTCACTCCAGACGAGGCGAAGCGAGGCTACCTCCGACAGGCGGACTACACCCGCAAGATGCAGGACCTCGCGCAGCAGCGCGATCAGGTCGCCCAGGCATGGCAGGCCCGCGAGCAGGAGCAGCAGGTTCTTGCTGAACACCTGAACATGGCGATGTCCACCCTGGAGCCACGCCTTGCTGAACTGAGCAAGGTCGACTGGCACAAGCTCTCGCTCGACGACCCCCAGCGGTACGTCGAACTGAACGCGGAGTGGCAGTCGAAGGCCCAGCGGTATCAGGAACATCGCGCTCAGGCTGAGCAGCTGATCCAGCAGCAGAATCAGGTCCAGGAGCAGCAGCGCATGCAGCGTCTGCAGCAGGAGGCCCACGCTCTGAAGCAGGCCATGCCCGACTTCGCCGATCCAAAGGTAGGCCCGCGCCTGCGCGCCGAGATCGCCCAATACGCCCGCGAAGCGGGGCTGACAGAGCAGGAGGCCAAGTCCATCAGTGATCACAGGCTGATCATCATGATGGACAAAGCCCGCCGCTTTGATGCTCTGCAGAAGGGGGCACTGGGCGCGGCGCGCAAGAAGGTCGACAAGGCGCCGAAGCGTGGCATCAAGCCAGGGAGTCCCAAGTCCGCATCTGAGCGCAAGACCCAGCAGAACAAGGACCGCCTCAGCCGCCTCAAACAGTCGCGGCACATTGACGACGCGGTCGACTTTCTGCTTAACCCTTAGTGGCTTCACTCAGAAGGAGATTCAGCCATGACTGCAACATCAACTGATACCTACGATCAGGTGGGTATCCGGGAAGACCTGTCGGACGCGATCTACAACGTGACCCCGACGGAGGTTCCCTTCTTCAGCAACTGCGCGAAGAAGTCGGTCTCGAACACTTACTTCGAGCACCAGACGGACTCGCTCGCCAACGTGTCTGCAAGCACGGCGGTGGAAGGCGCGGACGCATCGTTCGCCCCTGCAGCATCCACCACCCGCGTGGGCAACTACACGGAGATCATCAGCAAGACCGCGATCGTTTCCGGCACCGTGGAGGCAACGAACCGCGCCGGTCGTACCCGTGAGATGGCCTATCAGGTCATGAAGCGGGCGAAGGAAGCGCGGCGTGACGTCGAGCACCACCTCGTGGGCATCCACAACGCTAAGGCTGTGGGCGACGCCGCCACGGCGCGCGAGACGGCGTCTTACGTGACCTGGTTCGGCTCCGACGCCACCACGGACGGGCGTCTCAGTGTCGGTGTCACCGGCGCCGCAGGCACCGGCGACGGCTCGGACACGCCCACGCCCGGCACTGCGCGTCCCTTCACTGAGACTCTGCTCGGTGAGGTAATCGACGGATGCTGGAACGCAGGCGGCAACCCGAACATCATCATGCTCGGGTCGCACCAGAAGCGCGTTCTCAACGGTTTTGCCGGCAACTCGGACAGCCGGGACATCAACGCGACGGGCAAGCGGATCATTAACGCGATCAGCGTTTATGAGTCGGACTACGGTACGATGAATGTCGTACCGAACCGCTTCTGCAAGTCCACGGACGTTCTGGTCTACGAGCAGGACTACTGGAAGATTGCGGTCCTGCGTCCGATGCAGTCGAAGGAGATCGCTCGCACGGGTGACGCTGAGAAGCGTCAGATCCTGATGGAGTACGGCCTCTGCGCCGCAAACTCCCAGTCCTCTGGCGCCATCCTGGCCCTGAACGACTGATTCCGGGTCTGGTGGAAAAGGGGCCCTTCGGGGCCCCTTTTTTTACGCCCGATGAAATTTCGGCCTATATGCCCCGAGTGTGAAACTCGGCGGGTCGAGCCCCGTACTTCCTCGGGGTTTTTGCGGCGGTGCCAACAATGCCGCAAGAAGCCCCATTTGAAGTGGAAAGGGTGGATCTGCCAAGCGTGCGGGTTCATACCCAAGCACCCTTGCCAGTTGGACCTCGATCACTTGGACGGTGACCCAAAAAACAACGACCCAAGCAACCTGGTGACGCTTTGCGCCAACTGTCACCGACTGCGGACGTTCATGCACCGGCAACATGTCAAAAGGATCTACAGGAAGAGGAAGAAGTGAAGCACTTCAAAACTGAATACGATCAGATCACCGGCGTGCGGCATGACTACTACTGGGACGATGAAAACGACCAGATGACGATCCGCAACCGGCATTACATCGCGGACATCCTTGAGTCGAACAAGCGTCAGTTCAACAAGACCACGGACGCACGCTACGGCAATGAAATGGTTCACCACGTTGCCGACATACCCGTGTCGCTCTGGATACGCTGGAAGCGCGACGAGGGCGTGGACATCCTCGACAACACCGAGGAGGCAAAGCGATTCCTGAAGCGCAAGCTGAACGACCCCGAGTTCCGGCATTTGAAGCGCATGGACAAGAGACTCTGACATGGACAGCTACAGCAGTTTGCGTACGTCACTGACGCAGTGGCTCAACCGCGAGGGCTTTGCGTCACTGACGGACCGTGCTGACGACCTTCTGGCCATCGGGCAGCGCCGCATCGAGCGCGAGTGCGACCTCAAGGCCATGATGGGCGTGACCGCGCTGACGGTGGACGCCCCGGCGGTGGCCAAGCCGGCGGACCTGTTGCGCGTGCGATCGATGACCTTCGAAGAAGGCACCGGCACGCAAGAGATCGTCGGCGCGCCACTCAACCAAGTGCTTCGCTACGGCACGAGCTCGGCGCCCCAACGCTATTCCCTGGTCGGTGACACCTTCTATTTCGGCCCGTCTCCGGACCAGTCGTACACCGTGACGCTCATCTACTACAAGAGCATGGGCGTCCTGAACAGCGGCAATACCACGAACTGGCTCACTGCTAACGCGCCTGAGTTCTTGCTCTGGGCCGCGATGCTCGAGGCTTGTCTATTCTTGAAGGATGACACTCGGTCTCAGGTGTGGGAGAGCCGGTACAGGCAAATAAAGGAGGAGGTCCTACGCGGCGAGGAGCGCGCGGACAAGGAATCCGGGAACCTTCGAGTGAGGAGCATGTAAATGCCATCGTTCATCGACACATCCGTACCCGAGCAGGGGTCTCCGACCACGGCCAGCGTGCGCGACAACTTCTCCGCGGCGAAAAGCGAGATTGAGGCCCTCCAAAATGACGTGGCGACGAAAGCTGAGTCGAACAACGCGCTGCTTTCAGGGACGACGACCGCGGCAACTATCGAGGCGTCCTCGGTAGTTACTTCTACCTCACTGTACTCTAACGGGAACTTTTTCCTGAACGGGGTCCGGCTAGACGCTACCGCCGCCGAGCTCAACGCGTTCGCGGGCGTCAACGCGACAGCGACGGAAGTCAATTACCTCGACGGCGTGACTTCCAATATCCAGGTGCAGCTGAACAACAAGCTCGAAAGCAACGAGACCATCACGTTGGTAGGCGATGCCAGCGGGTCGGGCTCGACAACCATCAGTGTCACTGTGGAGATGGACAATCTTTCCGGAAGTCAGTATGCGCCCGGGGACGGCCGCAACATCACGAACTTGTCGGCTGACCAGCTGAACGGGAATATCCCGGTGGGCGCATTGCCTTCTGGGACGCTGCCGGTTGACATTTCTGGGGACGCCGGCAGCGTGGACGGCTACGACATCGTCGTTACCAGCTCCCCGGGCACTGACCCCAACACCATCTACTTCGTGACCTGATGCCGGACTTGAGGGTCGGAAACGACACTGTGGTCGACATTAAAGTCGGCGCCACTCAAATCAACGCGGTTTATGTCGGTACCACCCTGGTGTGGAGCTCCGTGCCGAACATTGACTTCCCAAACGCATGGGACACTGCCGCCGTTGACGATGTCTGGGATTTCGATGACTCCGAGTCAGGCGCAGAAATTACGCGAACAAGTGGTTATGTACGGCTCATAACCAACAACGACACGCTGCCTTACGGTGTCGCCCGCATGTCTTTGAACGCAGCGACCGCCGCTGAGATAACGCCGAACACCAGCTACCGGCTCGTGATTCGTTACGACCGGCAGGCCGTTCGTTCTCCAGTCGGCGTGACGATAGGCAACGTGGCGGCGGGAACTCTATCAGAGAGTGACAACTCTTCGGGGCTCTCATACCTCTATGAGGCTACGTTCACCACCGACAGCGGGGCGTCAACTGGCATTGAGATTTTCTGCGACGCAGCCCTTGGCGACTTGCACCACATAGATGTTACGAGCGTTGAGCTTGAGAGGGCCTGATCCATGTCTCTTTACAACGAGCAGACAACGACCACCACGCAAACCTACACGACCTTCGACCGCGCGCGGACTATCACCATCGACAACCCCAACGGGTTGCCCCCGCAAATCACTTTTGTCGAGGAGCGCATCCGGCGCGAAGACGGCAAAGACGACGTGAACCTGGGGCAGGTGGGCAAGCTGTCCAAGCAGTTCTTGCCGGAGAACGCATTGACCTCGTTCCCCCTCAAGAATCCGCTGGATGGGTCACTTCTCGGCGTCAGCGCCACGTACCAGGATCTGCAGGTCATGCTGTACAGCCTGTACTTCCATCTTGCCGAGGAGCGGGACAATGGTTGATTGGGCAATCTCCGTACTTGACGCGCTCTCTCAGTTCGTCGGCCGGTTCCTGTTCGTGCGGGTGCAGCACAAGTGGGTATCGTGGACCCTGAGCCCGAACGAGAGCATCAGCGGGGCCGCCTATCGCTGGTACTTGCAGGGCGAGTTCGGCTGGGTCCGCAAAGGGATCGACGGACTGTTCTTCTTTGACAAGGACCACTGTCGCAAGGCGTACGACGCTGACTATCGCAACGCCCTCCGGTACACGCAAAACTACGAATTCTGATGCCTCTCGAGACTGACCAGAGCAACGGGTTCAAGCTGGCGCTGCGCGACGAGCTGCGCACCGGCCTGCACCTCTCTCAGTTCGCGCGCTCCGTGCCGCTGTGGGGCGAGGGGCAGAACGTGCAGTTCACCCCCTTGGGCGTCCAGAAGCTGCCCGGGTGGAGTCAGGTGACATCTACCGGGGGTGTCGTTGAGAACCCGGGAGAAGACCCCGGGGGCGGAGGGATCCCTTCCGGCGGAGGGCCGATCCGGGGCATCCTGCAGCGCGAGCAGGACTCCAACTCGATCGCCTTCGTTGGCGACCTGGCTCAGCTTTACGAGATCAACCTCGACTTGCAGACCTCGACAGTGCGCGGCTCCGGGTACAATCTCATCGAGGCGTCCGGTGGGTCGG